AAGGTGCTGCGATTCCATTTAAATTGAAATTCAGCACATTAGTAAGCGGATTAGATATTAATTCATTTATTAAAATTACTTCTGCAACAGATGCTGCATCAACTAGCGGATCTCAGTTGGGAATAAATTTAAACACAGAAACAATAAAATTAACAGGATATAACAACTTTTAAATATGAAAAACTTATTATCAATTGTTTTAATCGGCCTTATATTTATTACCGCAGGATGCAGTGATATAGAAGTTTTATCTACACCTGAAATTAAATTAGGAGTTACAGCAAAATCCACAGATATACTTAGTGTAGTATCAACAGGTGGTACAGTTACAGTACAATACGCGGTTACGACTGGAGCTAAGTACTCTGTACAAGTATATAAATTTGCTGCTATTGAACCTACAAAAACATTGCCATTAACTGCTGAAAGCGAGATTGTAACTAAAATATACGATTTCAAAGATTTAGAAGATGGAATATACGATATAACATTAACTGATATCAATGGGGTATCAGTTAAAAAACCATTAGTAATTAAACGTTAAAAATAACATGGCAGAAGAATCAGAAAACTCAGGAGGAGGATCATTTAAAAGCATCATTATTGGTCTAGCAAGCACAGTAGCATTAGGTGTTGGTGGGTACGTAACAAAAACTCTTACAGGTGAAGGTGATGAACCAGCACCACAAGCAGTAACAGCTCCAGCACCAGTAATTAATATTACTACAAACAACACACAACAACAAAAGAATGTTGTAGGTGGTGGTGGTAGTGGTACAAAACCTGCTCCTGCTCCTAAACCAAAACCTAAAACAGCTAAAGAAGAGCTAGAAGAAGCTCCTAAATGGTAATTAACAATGAAGTTATTTAAAGAAGAACAACCTATGGCACAACCTACTCCTACGGGATTTAAGGAACTATTAAATGCAATGATGAAACGTAGATGGTATATTACCGCTATGGTTTTAGGTGGATTTATGTTAATAATTGGTGGTATATTTGCCGCTATTGTTCAAGGCACTGAAATTGCAGGTGAGTGGAAAGAATTAATGTTGTTGTTACTTGGAGCATTCATTGGTTCATATAGTAAAATAATTGATTATTGGTTCTCTGATACAGATAAAGATAAAATGCTAGTTCAGAAAATGGACGAGGAAGATGGTGTGTCATTATCCGATACTAAAGGAGGTGACGCACCTGCTCCTGCACCGGCTCCAGAACCTAAACCAGAACCTAGAATTGGCATTGAAGTTGATGAAGATGGAGATGGTACAATGGATGGTATTGATTTCGATGGTGATGGCCAAATTGATGAATACTTCGCTCATCGCCAATGCGAACACGTATGGGGTGATTCAGACGGTGATGGTGATGAAGAATGTTTAAAGTGTGGGAAAATAAAGGACGTAGAAGAGTCTATAGAAGAATAATAAAATGGAAAAGGTATATAAAATTTATTCAAAATTAGTTTTAGCTGGAATTGTAATTGGCTTTAGCACTCAGATGTATTTTGTATACCTACATTTTACCAATCAGAATGATAAAGCAAACCAAATAGCGGCTAAAATATCAAAACAACCTTGGTAAAATGGAAATATTAAAAAAATTTATGGCAGGTGCTAATTCATTACTAGCTGATGAAAAAGGTGCTGTATCATCAAAACGATTTGTTGGTTTATTAGCTGCATTAACATTGTGCATTACAATGTATCAAAATTCATTCTCTGAAGCACATATCGCACCTGCAGAATCATTAGTAAATGCAGTAGCATTATTAGCATTCGGTTCATTAGGTTTATCTTCAGTAGATAAATTTACAGGAATGAAAAAACAAATTTCAGAAGCTACTAAAGCAGAAAAAAAAGAAGAAGAATATGAAGGATAATTTATTGGTATTATTCCTGTCTTTATTATGTTTACCAGTGCTTGGACAAACTATTGGTTCTGTAAAGACAGAAGCATACCAAGCTGATTTTGAAAAGAAACAATCAATTGATGTTGTATCTGATTATGAAGGACCTAAAATCCCAATTCAATTATTAAGTATTGGAATTACAGATGAGATATTTGCAATGTATCCTGAACTTAAAGACAAACGTGTTGGTTTAGGTTTAACAAATATTGTAGTTGAATTTTTAGAAGAAACAAATCGATTTACATTTACTGAAGATAAAGCCGAGATTAAGAACAGAATGGTAAAACAATTCCAGGCGTCTCAATCGGGTTTTACAGAAAATAAATTAGATGGTAGAGGAAAAATTAAGCTTGCACAATATTTTGTATATGTAGAGGTATACGACTTCTCTGTTTCTGAAGACGAGCAATTAAAATTAAAAGATGGTGTTAAGCAAACTCAAACTACCCGGTTGGGTCTACAAGTTAAGTTCGTTAACGCTGAGACTGCTGAGTATATCACTGGTTCAGGCTTAGGCGAGGCAAGTACAGTAAAACAAGGTGCGTTATCTGATTCATTTGATGAGATTAAATTTAATCAATCAACAATCGGAATTACCACTAAAAAAGCGTTGGAAACAGCAGCTTCTAGGATAGTATCACGTATGATAAAAAAGAATATATTTAAAAATTAAACTATGAAAAAGTTATTATTGATTGCAATTTTGTGTTTGTCTGCAGTAGCTGCTAACGCACAAGAATTTTTCGGTTCTGCTACTAATAAAGGTATGGACGGATATTTAACAGGTGGTTATATCAAAAAAGGATGGGGTATTTATGCTGGTTTTAAGTATGATGCTGATCCAATGGTATCAACTAAAACAGGTAGTTTTGATAAAACTATGAAATTTGGTGTTATTCGTATGTTTGCTAGTGAGCGCTTAATGTTAGGTATGGGTATTCAACCTGTAGATAATGTAAATAAGCCTAACGTGTGGATAGGATACGCTCCATTAAAATCTGAAGGACTTAAAATTTGGGTTATTGGTAATTTAGTTGGAAACAACTTTACACCAGGCTTAGGTTTAACTTACAAATTGGATAAAATCCAATTCTAAGAACAAAGAGTACAACTGTAATAATTAACTATAAAAACAATAAACGATGCTATTAAAGCTAGGATCCGAGGGTGAAGATGTAAAAAAGCTTCAAGTAAAATTAGGTATAGAAGCCATTGGTAAATTTGGACCTAAAACAGACGCCGCTGTTAAAGCATGGCAATCAGCTAATGGATTAACAGCTGATGGTATTGTTGGTGCTGGTACTTGGTCAAAAATGTTTGGTGGTGCTGCTCCAGTAGCTACTGCACCTGCTGCCCCTGCGGCTCCAATTGCTAATTCAGGCAATTTAAAATTATCTAATTTAAAAGGACATATTCCAGATGCAGTAATCGCAATGATTCCCGATACAGCAGCTAAATTTGGTATTAATACACCACTACGTTTAGCTCACTTTTTAGCACAGTGCGGACACGAATCAGGTGGGTTCCGTGCAACTCAAGAAAATTTAAATTATTCAGCTAAAGGATTAATGGGAATATTTAAAAAATATTTCCCAAATGCTGCATTAGCTGCTCAATACGAACGCAAACCTGCTAAAATTGCTGCTCGTGTCTACGGAGGTAGAATGGGTAATGGCAATGAAGCATCAGGTGAAGGATATAAGTTTCGTGGAAGAGGTTATATACAACTAACTGGAAAGGAGAACTATACAGCATTCGGTAAGTCCATTGGAGAAGACATTTTGTCTAACCCAGATGTGGTTTCATCGAAATATGCCTTACTCTCAGCTGCTTGGTTTTTCTCTAAAAACGGATTACACAAGATGGCTGATAGTGGTGCTTCCGATGCTGTAGTTACTCAAATTACAAAACGCGTTAATGGTGGTACAATTGGTCTACCAGATCGCATCAAACATTTTAAAGAGTATTACAAATTACTTGCTTAATATAAAGTAATTATGCTACCAATAAGAGTAACGTTATATGAAGATAAAGATGTATTAGTAGAATGTGATTATCTATTCAATAAAAGTAAGATTGCAATGCATATAACTTTTGATGAGAATATTTGGTCACATTCCTTTTTTAAAAGAATGATGTATATCTATGATGGTATTCTTAATAATTTTAAAAAAGAAGGATATAATGAAATATACGGAGCACCTTTAAAGGGTAATCTTAAAGCAAAGAAATTAGCAAAAATGTTTGGATTCAAAGATTGGTTTGAAAACAACGAGTTATATTTAATGAGAATGGAAATAAACTAAACTAAAAAAATATGGGCGGAGCCGGAAAAGCAATTGAAAACGCATTCGTAGATGCGGGAAATGCAATTAATGATAATGTTATTCAGCCAATTGGTAATGCATTTGTAGATGCAGGAAATGCAATTAATGATAATGTAATTCAACCAATTGGAAGTGGTATAAACACTGCAATAGGTAGTGTAGAAGATGCATACAACTATTCAGTAGCATTTGCTACCGATAGTGCACACAGAGTAGAAAGTGCAGCGTGTACTATTGCAAGTACTACCGAAGAATTTGCAAAGGTAGGATTCGATGTAACTCAAAACGAATTTGTTCAATTATCTAAACAAGCTGAACAACAAATTGTTGCGGGTGTTGAAATAGTGGCAGCAGGTGCAGTAGCTGCATATAATTGGGCAGATGCAAATGCTTGTACGATTGGAATAACCGCAGCAATCTCTATGGGATGTGTTGCAGCATTCACACCAGCTCAACCAGCTGGAGCAGCAACTTCAACTACATTATCATTAATGGCTACACCTGTTCTTTATACAGCAGATATGGCAGCTAAATCAGTAGCAGCAACAGCAATGGGTTCAATAGTAGCAGACGGATTTTTAGCAATACCTGGTGTTGGTGGAAATGTTGATCCACAATTATTGAAAAATGTATGTTCAAATTGTATTTACTATAGTTTAGATTCGGCTGCATTGTGGGCTACTCCAGCAGGAGTTGGCATTGCAATCGGAGCTGCAGTAGCACCAGTTGTTGCATCTTTAGTATGTACTAGAACTTGTCCTAACGGATTTAGTAAAGCAATAGGAGCGTAATAAGTGAAGTATGTACTTGTATTCTTACTCTTAACTGTTTCATTTTTAAGTAAGGCACAAGTACTTACCAACGCATACTTTGACCCCTGTTCGAAACAAATGGTATTATACACTGTTCCGATCGGGGGTTCTGTATTGATTGTATATCGTAGTTCTGCTCGTTCATTTTCATATGAAGAAGCAGCTAAAGGAGAGGTACAATTATGGGTAAATGAGCAAATGAAAGCATATGTGTGTAAAGCACAAGAAGTAGTTGCCCAAACCCAAACTCAAACAATTTCAAATACAATTTCAGCAGTAGTAGCTCAAGCAGCAGCACAAGTTGCAGCACAGACAGCCGCCCAGACTGCTGCTCAAACAGCAGCTCAAACTGCAGCATCAACAGCAGCAAGTACTGCAGCATCAACTGCTGCTTCAACCGCAGCTTCTACTGCTGCTAGTACAGCTTCAAATACAGCATCTAATACTGCTGCAGGTGCAGCCGCTAGTACAGCATCAAGTACAGCTTCATCTACGGCATCAAGTAGTGCGTCATCAAGTGCATCATCTACAGCGAGTTCAAGCGCATCATCAGCGGGTAGTTCCGCTCCAAGTGGTGGAGGCGCTACAGGTGGTGGAGGTGGAGGTGGTGGTGGAGGAGGCGGTGGATCTCCGGGAGGAGCTAAAGCCGAAGCAAAGGCTGAAGCTAAAGCAGAGGCTAAAGCTGAAGCCAAGTCTGAATCTAAAAGCGAATCAAAGTCGGAATCTAAAGAAGAAAGCAAATCCGAATCCAAATCCGAAAGTAAGGAAGAAAAGAAAGACGATGCTAAAAGTGAAAGCAAAAAAGAAGAGAAGAAATCAGACAGTAAGAAAGACGAAAAGAAAGCTAAAACAGTAAACACAACTAATCCATTAGTAGTACAAGGTGACTTTGCATTAATGCAAAATGCAGACAATACATTTACCCCAGTATTGGGTGTATCAGCTTCAAAAGCATCATTGATGGGAAATGAATCGTGGGGTGCTACTTCAATGATTCATTTAAATTTCAAACAATTAGCATTAACAGGTAAGTATACTAAAATGTATACTACAAATGGTGCTATCAGTCATGTTCGAAATTATTCATTAACATACGCAACTACATTTACAGACCATTTAACATTTGGAGGTTATACTTATATTAAATTATTAGGTAAAAAAGGTGTTACAGGTTATAACGTATCATTAATTGCTGGATTCTTAGGATCAGGCGATCAAATGTATGGCCCATCTCTAACTGGATTCTATATGCGACCATTAGAAACAAAAACTAAAATTAAATTTACACCTGAAGTGTTTCTACTTTATTCTCCGACATCTTATATTACAAGTGATCCGATAATGAAAGTAAATAAAGATTTTAATGTTATGTTAGGAAATTCATTCGATATTCCGTTATCTAAACGTTTCCGAATTAACTTTAATATAAAATCAAATATACCATCTACATTTGATAAACCAACATTCTTCTTTACTATAGGGTCTAAGTTAAATTTGTAATTAATTTATTTCCTTATTATAATTAGTTATATGCAGTTTATCTACTCACAGCGAAATGTGCTTACCCCCGAAGAATGCTCTAAATTTATAGATGCATTTGAAAAATCTTCACAAAAGAAACCAGGTAGAGTTGTATCCCAAGATAATGGGATGTCTGCTCATAATAAAACAGAAACTAAAAAATCTACCGATATTAGTTTTACCTCAGATTCAATCAGTAGTTGGGATGAAAAAGAGATCGAATTATGGGAGCCATTAATGAAAACTCTATTTCCTGCGGTGCAGGAAGGATTAGAATATTATGCAGCACAATTTCAAGCAATTGATGTTCTACCCCCGTTTTCAATACTTCGATTCAATTTACAAAAATACGAACCTGGTGAAGGATTTTATACATGGCATTGCGAACGTTCACATGGTCCTACTAGTACTCGTGTATTAGTTTGGATGATCTATCTAAATGATGTAGAAGATGGTGGAACAGAATTTCTATATCAAGAACATACAGAAAAAGCAGAAGTAGGTAAATTACTAATATGGCCCCCAGATTGGACTCATACACACAGGGGGCAAATTAGTTATACTAAAACTAAATATATACTAACAGGTTGGTTTGACTTTATTTAATATTTTTATTTCTTTACTATATTTATATCAAATAATAATATGGAAGATCAAGAACAAGAAAACAAAATGGACGTCATCACAGTTGATGTTCCATTATTTATACGTTTACTAGAATTCGCTCGCGAAGATGCAACTGATGATATGATGTTACATGATGTAGCTGAAAAATTAATCGAAATGTGTGCTGATGGTGATATAATGCAGATGGAACAATACGATGAAATTGTTGGTTCTAAAGAAGACAAAGCTGCTACTTCTGGAATGAATGCAGTTGAAGATAATATGCATGAAAAACCAGAAGAACTAGATGAAGTTTCATATCGCTGGTACAAGATTGCAGGTATTAAATAATATCAAATAAAATATTAAATAATGGAAGGACTTGTCAATCAAGTCTTTCCTAATTAAATTCAGTTATAAATTTAAACAATAAGTTATGTGTAAAATCGACAATTTAGAAATTACCAATTCAGGTAATGCAAATGGTATCTCACTCCATTTACAAGAAATCATTAAAACCGAAGGTAAAGAGCGCTCTCTAACCGTAGAAGAAAAACAAACTATTATCGATAATGCAACTGTTGCATATGGTAATTTCTTAGACGCATTAGGTGTTGATTGGAAAAACGATCCAAATTCATCAAACACTCCAAAACGTGTTGCTAAAGCATACGTTAATGATTTATGGAGAGGTC